AACAATGAGCCCCGATTTTAGCTATATCTCTACCTTTTTGTATATCTCCATTTATGTCGACGTAGAAATGATAGCCTATATCTGACCAGCCACGACCTTCAACATGCCACTTCTTTATAGTGTCTACACTTATATCTTGGCCTTCTCTAGTAGCTGAGCAGTGAATTATTATTTCTTTAATTTGTCTCATTTGTTCTTAAGTTTCCACCACTTGTGTACAGTGTAACCTATTGTTACAGCTAGCAGTGTTATTTTTAATACTGGCTCTAGCCAGTCTATCATAGATACGCTAAATGCACCAGCATTTAAAACATATAGTTTTAAATCTTGTGTCATTTCTTTTTCATGTTGAGTATAACGTTTCCTTTGTATTCAGGTCGTTCTAGTCTCATTTTTTTAGATATACATCCACAAGATCCTTTCATGTAAGGAGATACTCTACCTTTACCACTTAACATTGCCTCTTTCATAATTATTAATTTTCTGCTATTTCCTTTGATGAGTTTTTTCTAGCATTTCTATAATCTGCTATTATCTTTGCTTTTTCTTTTTCTGTTTTATTCTTTAAATTTTCAGCACTAACAGTTGCAGCTAATTCAGGATTGTTTTTAGCGAATTCTTGTTTGTCTTTATTATCTAACTCCTTATCTCTTTTGAATTTTGTTTTTTTATACTGCTGGTTAAATGCTTCTGTACCTGTGTCGTATATTGTTTGACCTTGTTTTACTATAAATCTTTTTCCACCATCTGTAACTCCAACATTTGTCATAAGCGCAGATGCTCCTGATAGTGTTCTCATTATTTCTTGTCTTTTAACAGCAGATGCTGGTGTTCTCATGTAAGAAGAGTTTGCTTGCATAGAAGAAAGTTCTCTTTTTAGTGGTGCCATTTTAACTGGTGCCATTGTTCTTTTTAAAGGCTCCATTCTTTTGTTTGGTGCCTTGCTTTTTTCATTTGGTGATTTCATAGTTGCCGGGGCTTTTTGTGAATTTACATTAGCAGCTAAAGCTAATTGAGCAGCGTTTGCTTTATTTGCTTTATCATTAGCTGCCATTTGCTCTTTGTGAGCTTCTTTAGCTTTTTTATTTTTTACTAGTCCTACAGTTAAACCAACTAAAGCTCCAACGCCTGCTCCAATAGGACCAAACGCCATACCCATGCCAGCATACTTAGCGGTTTCGCCAAGTATTCTACCACCTTCACCTTTTGCTGATTGAGCTGGTATTTGATCACTAGCTATAGCAGATATGTCAGTACCTAATGCCACTGCTGCATTAGCAGCGCCCATTGCTTGGCCAGCTGACATACCGCCACCACCACCACTACCACTAGTGCTACCAGTGTTTGTTCGTAGCTTTGGTACTTGAGTATTTACTGGTATTTGCTGAGCCGGTCTAGTAGGCATAGGCCCCATTCTCAATGGAGAGCCTACATTATATCCTGTTATAGATCTTAATGCGTTAGTATTTGGACCTGCTATTGTTCGCATATGTTATTGCTTTAGTAATTACTTTAGTTGAATAACTATTTTTATTTTTAAGCTTGGCGATAGGTATCTCTTCATCACCAAGCATCATACGGTAAATTCTACTTATTAGCTGTTTGCACTTATAGGAAACTTTATATATATGATATTTTTGGGTAGTGCGATTTCTCTCTCTCCACACAACTATCCACCCTTGTTTCAATAATCTGTTCCAGCGTCTGTTATCCCAGCTATAAGAGTATGTACCTTTTTTATAATCTTCTTTATTAAATACATCTATTGCATCTAAATAAATTAGTAGCTCTAAGTCTGCATCGTTTAAGCTATAAGTTCTACAAGCCCATTTTCTTATTATTCTATAATGCTTTAATAGTCCTATATCTTTTAAATGACTAGACTCTATTCTCATAAAACAATAACTATGTCTTGCTCTTTTATAACTACATATTCTTTTTCGTCTACTTCTAATTTAAAACCAGCGTGCTTGTCATAGTATATATAATTATCATTATCTACTCCTTTAACTTCAGAACCAGTTTTAAAAACTTTTGCTTTTTTATATCTAATATCTTCTCTATCTTTATCATGCAGTATTAAACCACCGTTAGTAGTTTTTTGTTTTTCAGCTATAGGAAGTATTAATAAATTTTTACCTATTGCTTTCATACCCTAATGTTATTAATAACACAATCAGTTGACAATATAGTTGTAGCTACAGAAGCCGCGTTTTTTAAAGCACTTTTAGTAACTAGTAAAGGATCTATAATTCCGGCTTTTACCATATCCACCGTTTTTCCTGTAACCACGTTTAATCCTCTATTGTCTTCGTCTGGATCTACATATTCCTTTACGCCTGCATTTTTTAATATAAGCTCATAAGGTTTTCGTATTGCTTTATATAATACTTCTTCACCTATTGACTCAGGTTCTAAATGCATACTAGCGTTTAATAAAGCTATGCCGCCTCCAGCGACTATGCCTTCTTTAACTGCGGCTCTTGTAGCACAAATAGCATCTTCAACTCTATCTAACTTTTCATTTAACTCTATTTCAGAGTTTGCTCCAACTTTAACTATAGAAAGTTTTGATTTTAAATTAGCTATACGCTTTTCAACTTTTGCTATAGTATTTTTATTTGTTATTGTTTTTAAATGCTTATTTAAGTCTTGTATTAATAACTCTACATTTTTACTAGAGCCATTGAATTTTAATATAGTATCTTTACTAGTCGTAACAGATTTAGCACAAGTGCCAAGCATTGAAGGATCTATTAAATCCATATGATCACCTAAGTTTTCATTAACTAGCGTTGCTCCAGTTACAGCACATAAGTCTTCTAGCACATTTGCTCTTGACACTCCATACACAGGAGCTTCTAATACGTTAACTTTTATATTACCTTTTACAACGTTCATAGCTAACGATGTTTCTACCTGTCTGTCTACATCAGCTATTATAAGTAAAGATTTTCCTTTTTTTATAGCATATTCTAATACTCCTTGTATTTTTCTTATGTTTTCTATTTTGTTCTCTACTATTAATACTAAAGGATTATCTAGCTCTGATGTATTTTTTACTTTATCAGTTACAAAATGTTTACTTCTTAAACCTCTATTAAACTGAAAACCTTCTACTACTTCAACGTAAGTTGTTTCATCTTCTGATTTTTCCATCATGACAACTCCTGTCTCATCAACCATTTTAAAAGCTTTGCCTATTATCTTCCCCACTTCTTCATCGTTGTTAGCAGATATAGTAGCTACTTGATCAATTTTCTTACCAGTTACTTTTTTAGAAGATTTATCTAAATGACTTATAACCTTTTCAACTGCTAAGTTTATGCCTTCTCGCATTGCTCTTTCATCATCTAGTAAAGAGTGTGATTCAGCCTCATCCAATATTGCCTTAGCTAATACTGTAGCTGTAGTAGTACCATCACCAGCGTCATCAACTGTTTTTTGAGCTGCTTGTTTTATAAGTGTTGCTCCAATATTTTCTAACGGATCTTGTAGCGTTATACTATTTGCCACTGTAACTCCGTCTTTCGTAATTTGTGGTGTGCCATTGCCATCTTCTATAATGACACATTTGCCACTTGCTCCTAGCGTAGAACCTACTGCATTGGTAAGTTTCTCAACGCCAGTTAACACTTGGCCTCTAGCTGTTTCGCCAAAAGCCAAGTTTTTAACTAACTTTAAATCTTGCATTTTATTTAATTAAATTATATTGTTTGAATACTTTACTTGAAGGTTTTAACTACTTTTGGTCCGTTAATAAACTCTAGCTTTTTAGCATAGTGCTCAATAGAAGCATCTATTGCTTTTTCAGCTCCGTCTATAGTCTCTCTTCTGGTTACATCGTGCCATAATTCTTCATTATCGATGTCTTTGTATTCGGTTTGTAAAAATCCATTAGGTAATTGAACAACTCTCCAGTTAGATTTAGTTGTTATATGTTTCCATAACTTAATGGTATCTTCGTTTGGTTGTGGTGCACTAGTCCACGTATTAGTGCGGGTATATAAAAACGTCATTGTTTTGGTTTTATGTTAAACGTTTGGTTTTACTATCCCCTGATAGTTCGGTCAAATTTTATTTTCTTTTAAGAAAAGCTGAGATCATACCACCTGCTCCTGTTAACGCCGCTGCTTGGGCTGCTTTCTCAAAAACATTGTAAGCTTTTTCTCTTCTTCTAGATCTTTTGTAGTGATATGCGTTTGGATCTGCGCCTTCATATCCAGATGCTCCTTCTGATGATGGTAATGGTTTGTCACTTTCTCTTGTTCCTGTAAAATAATTTGTTTTTCCTTTTAAAGGTTTGTATTTAGGATCGAAGAAGTCTTTTTTATCCATCTTAACTACTATTTTGTTTTTCTTTTCTTTAGCAGTTTCGCCATATTTAGCTTTAAAGTCTTTTTCTAAGCCTCCAGCTTCTTTAATATCTTCTTTATCTATAGCAACTCTCTTTTTGCTGCCACGAAATACCATTAATCCTGATTTTTCCGCCATAATATTTTAATTTTTGTCTTAATATAGTATATCACACACAAATAGTGATTTTTACCTTGTACTATAGTGACATTTGCCCCTTATTATACTACTTATAAGGCTATTGTCACACTGTTTTTGTTAGAAATATAGGTATTTTGTATTATACCATAGTATGCTGATAGCCAGCCAGTTACATAAATTGCTTTTATATTGACGGGCCCCCTCATTATTTTATATTTTATTTTAGATTTTTAGAATTTTTTGTCAATGTACATTACTTTTTACATAGTAACTACGACTGTAAATGGATAATATTAATATAAATAATAAAAAAACAATATGACTATTAATTTAAAATACAATCAGCTTAATAAAATTCTAAATAATCAATCAGAAATACATTTCATAATTGACTCAGATAATTTCTTTGAAGAAAATAATATTAACATGTCTAAATTTAAAAACAATACTTTCATTCTATTTGAATATACAACAAACTGGCCTGAAACTATTCAACTATTAAAACAAAACAATATTAATTACTCTATTCATACTGACGAATTAGAATTAAACTATATTATAATTTAATTAAACATATTGAAACATAGTATAAAGCTATATAACTAAAATTAATAACTAAACAAACATACACTTTTACAAACTAAATACGAAGCAAAACGGATAATAATAATATAAACTAAATAATAAATAAAATAAATATGAAAACTAATAAACTAACTACTAAAAGATTTGTAATCAGAAAATCATTACTCGGTACAAATACTGTAATCACTTTCACTAACAATAAAGATATTACATTCACTTATGACCATGATGAAATATACTCAACATTTCAACAAAAATTTGAAGAAATGCCATGTTTTCAACAGTACAAATCTTATACAAATAGTAATACTGTTCCAAAATTCTGCAGAGAATTATCAGAAATAAAGTAAAATATATACTTGACTCGTAGTTGATAGTCATAATTTAGCGAGTATAAACTAACACGAACATATGACTAAGCACATAGCCGAAATGGTTGGAAGTGAGATTCGATTTCTCACTCGGTTACTAAAATAAATATAATGAATAATTTAAATACTACAGTAGACAAAGTAGCAATGTCAGAATTTAATATGCACTACTATCAACTTGGTAACAACGAGAAACAATGGTGTCATGATGAAATGATAAACAATCCAAAGTGGCTAAAGAAAGAGTGGGAAAAACCACTATGGTCTGTAGCTGACAAATGGAAAGCTGGTCTACCAATATATAAAACTTATAAATAAAAATAACTATGTCTTATAATCCTAATAACCCAAGTAATTGGTCATGGTCAAAAGCGTTTGACGAAATGAACAAAACAGTGAATCAAGCTGAACTCACTCAACAATGTATAAATCACGTACTAGATTATCCCGGTGAAGCCAATGGTGTCTTTATGTCACTAAATAAAACTCAACAAGATGATGTTTACGAAATACTAAATCAAATACTATGAAAAAGAAAACTGATTTTATAACAACAGGTAGCGAAGTAATACTATATTTTATAATATGTGCAGTGGTTTCAATACTATGGGCTTATATTACAAACTAAACACGATACTAAATGGATAATATAAATATGAAACATATACAAACAGATAACTTAACAGTAATAGATTACGGTGATGGTAGTGGCAAACTACAAATCTACAACAGAACTAAATCGCCTTATGGTTATAATCCAAGAAACTTAATTGTATCTTTATTTGGTAGACCACTAAAAGAAATTACGTACAACTATGTACAAAAACAAGTAGACAAAGTGTATTCTACTTTTAACTATGACGAAA